TTTTCTCTTTATCTGAAAGAAGTCTCTTCCTCTTCGGTTTTTTCATTCCGGCAGCCAAAAGTAATGGTGCACTTTCTTCAGCTACAATAGGTGCATATGTCATAAAGTCTTTTGCACCTTCGAGTGCCATTTTACCAAGTTGTTGTGAACCTTGTTTTATGACTTCATTAGAGATTGCTTTACCTGCCTTTTTACCAAATTTAGCTACAGATTTTCCAAATCCTTTCATATGCTTAAGAAAGTGAACTTTACCACCTTGTTCTTCTAATTCATTATTATTATCATCATCATTGTCTTCTTCAGTAGGTGGAGGTGGAATAGCTACTTTCTTTGTTGTTTTCTTTGTTGTTTTCTTCTTTGGTTGTATGTGTTTTGCTACATCCTCATATTGTGCAATATGTTTTGTGGTGTAAGTTCCAGTTGCAATTTTATGCTCTTTTGCAATTTGTTTTCTCACATCATCGAGAATTTGATTTTTTATCATTTCTTTGTATTGTTTTAAATCCATTATATAATAGGGATTGTATATTATATAATGAAATTTAAATAAAAATTTACATGTAAATATTTTATTTGGTAATATATTTATGTATTCTTCTCTTTACATTAGCAGGGACTAGTTCACCAGCAGACATGGCACCTCCTGACATACCAGAACCACCTTCTTTATCAATAATCTTTTCTTTTTCTGAAGCTTTACTAAATGCTTGTTTCAAATGTTTATGAATGGATCCAATGTTTTCAATTGAACCACCTACCATTTTCTTATCATATGAATGAGTATCAGTAATAGCATCATGTGTCTTGGTTTCAAGAACCATTTCTTGATTTAATAATCCAGTTGTGAATGAAGAAGCACCGTTTTCAGTTACAAAAATACCTGAATTAACAACAACTAAATACAAAGTTGGTGTAATGTCTTCAGCAGATTGATTATATATTTGTAAATCGAATTGCATATTAAATTGTCCACCAGATGAATTGGAATATTGACTGTCAATACTGAGATCAATAGCTGGATCAATAGCTAAGATGGATCCAATAGTGGGCATTGCTGTAGGAACTCCTGCGGTATTATTAGAAATACCCGATCCACTGTATTCATAATAATTCATTTGAAGACCATTTCTTACAGACATATCATATAATTGACTCTGTGTAGCTGAAGATAATAAACCAGATTTGTTACCAAAATTGAGAGATACTGATTTAATTACCATGAAACTATTTGAATCATATGTTGATAATTGAGTCTTGCGAGCGAAGATTAGCATTCTTGTAGGAATCTGATTCAACTGAATGTTATTAAATGCAACAGTTGATGTAGATTTAGCTGTAATTGGTGTACCAGAACTGTAATTAAAACTGGTATATTGATTATAATTAACAACATTCTTTGGTTCAATTTTAGAAAACATGACAGGTGGAATGGTTAAAAAATTTAATAATAATTTAGAACCAGAATATGATACATAATCAACAGCGGATACTGTTGGTGTTAATGCATTTTCATTTGCTTTAATAGCATATGATCCATTTGACATTGCACGACTGCCATCACCCATATTAGCTGTAATCGTAAGATTATTTAAACCAAGAAATGAAGCTTGATTGTTTGAATGAGCACTAATATATGGAGATAGAAATAGTAATGGTTCTGTTGTTGTAAATTTTAAATAAACAAATGGATATGGTATAGCACCATTACCATCAGCTTTTACTTGTAAAGAAGGTAATGCTTGCATAGCATTATCATACATTGTAACTGGAAATACTCCTCTAGGTTGGAATTTTTTATCAAAACCACCATTAGAATAGTTTGACATGACATTATTATTCGACCCAATACCATCCGCATAATTTAAATAGAAACTATCAGGTAAACTAGGGGTTAAAGAATTATACTGGGCAAGTTCTCTAAAGTTATACATCTTTAAAAGACCAGCTAAAACATCACGGGAGTTTACACTAACAGTAGCATTATTAATATTAGATTGGAGTGTATTAAACAAAGAATTCAAAGGAAATGCTTGAAGACTGTTTGTATTTCCGTAATCAAACAATACTTGATTTGCTTCCCATGGACCAGCTGTAAAACTAATCTTAAGAGTTATTTCAGATTGTACTAAGAAATGACGACTTACAGCAGTCTGTAAGGATGGTATTTGAATATTAAATTGCATTTGAGTTGTTCCAGTAGAAGCTTGTGAATTGAAAGTTTGGAAATTGTTTGAAGAGGAACCATTAATTACAGGTAAAGTAATCTCTGAAGCGATATCTTCAAGTTGTGCATCGGTAATATTAACTAATTTAAAATCGGACATTATATAATATAATTATATATAATTTTTTTATATCCTTAATTTAAATGAGCTTGGATTTTAATGATAGTAATAAATCTAATAATATTATTGCTTATGTATTCAATTCACAAACTAAAAAGAGAATAAACAATTTATGTCTAAATGAAGATCCTGAAGAAGGTGGAAATGAAGTTAAAATACATGATGGTTATAAATTTGCATTGGCACCGAGACCAGTTAACGAGAAAGAACGCTCTGTATTATTTATTGCAGGTGAAAGTGGTGCTGGTAAATCATATTTCGTCAGAGAATATGCCAAAGATTATAAGAAAATGTTTCCAAATAATCCAATTTATTTAATATCTTATCTAGATAGAGATGAAACATTAGATAGTTATAACAAAATTACACGATTGAACTGTTTTAATGACCAATTTCTAAATGATTGTCCTGATTTAAATTTAGAAGTTGAATTTAGTAATTCATTAGTTATATTTGATGATGTAGATAGTATCACAGAGAAGAAAGTAAAAGTAATTATATATGGATTATTAAATAAAATGTTAAGGATTGGAAGACATTATAACCTAAGTGTTGCTTATTTAGGTCATGAATTATATGCATCACATGAATTAAAAGGGATATTAAATGAATCTCATAGCATAACATTCTTTCCAAAGTTTTTAAACTTTAAGAAATTAAAATATCTTTTAGAGGAATATTTTGGACTTGAAAAAGAACAAGTTCAAAAGATAAGAGCAATTAAAGACCGTAATGTTACATACATCAAAGGGGCTGATAAGGTTATAATAAGTGACACTGAAGCATTTATTCTATAATTTCACCGTCTCTTTCAGCCCGTATTGTACAACGCATTTCATTAATCTTTCTTTTAAAATCAATTAATAAATTATCATAATTATCAATTGATTTTTGTATTATTACACATTTGTCTGTTTTTATATGACTCATGCAAGCGTTTAACTGAATTATGTTATGACAGAATATACATGGTAAATATTCAGTTTTATATAAATTATATAGTCTTATTTGTGATTCCCGGATTCTATCCTTATTTTCCTTCCTATATTTTTTCTGATAAAATGTCGTATAACTCATATATATACTTATACACGAAAATAAGTTTCTATAAGGTTTTCTAATTATTACTGGTAATTTTACATGTATTTTACATGTCTTTTAATAAGTTGTATATAACATTGAAGCAATTCTATCAAATACATAATCTTCACCTGGATGTTCTTTTTCATATATGATTTTTAAGTTTTTTATTCCTGCGACAAATGCTTTTAATGTTAATCCTTCCATCACCGACTTAGTAAAGACCGTACACCATTTACCACATGTATTTATATTTTCATGATATGATTGGAATTGAAAAGTATTATACTTTATATTAAATCTACTAGTTTCTAATAAATTAGTCAAGAATCTATGGTCTTCTCCTAGTTCATAGCGTAAGTATTCATTAATATTCTTTAATTCACCATCTGGTTTTACACCATAACTATCAAAGTAATAAACATTATTATAATCTCTTACTATGACTGTCCAATGTCCCGCATTAAGTGATGTCTTAATTAACATAAAACATGCTGATTTATCTTCAGGTAATAATTCTTCAACACTATGATATTCTTTTAAATGGTCATAAGTTATAACTTTTATATGTTGTCCTTTAAACTTGGCTTCTATATCGAAGTTTGATACTAGGTAAGATAAATCATTATCAGATATTTGTTTTTTCATATTATAATAGTAACATAAAAATATATATATATTCAATTATTATATGGAAAACGAGAATATATACGTCGATCTACTACTTACGAATAGTGTGCAATCACAACCTAATAATAGAGTTGCTGTGGATTTCTTTCTTAATCAATCACAACCTATCTTAAGAGATACAACAGGTTATAAATTATCAGTTATTCGATTTAGTTTAAATACAGAAACATTACCAATATTTATTCCACAAATGAGTGATGAAGATACAACAATATATAGTGTTACAATGGAATATAATGGAAATTTTTATCAACATTATATGGAATTTTTACCTCAAAATGTCAGTCCAATACAAGCTGATGAGAAGTATTATATATATTCTTATCAGTATGTTATATATTTATTTAATAAAATGCTTAATGAATGTTTAGTTGGATTAAATGATATCTCTGCAACACCAACTGTTATACCACCTAAAATGTATTTTGATGTTAATTCACAATTATGTGGTATGAGATTAGATTCTACATTTTATGGTTTTAATGAAACTAATAAAATAAATATTTATATGAATACTCAATTGTATGCATTATTAAGTACATTGCCTGCTTCTATTGTTCATTTAGCAAATGGTAGAGATTTTCAAATTAATAATTTAATATCTGATGATCCATCATTATTAACACAAGAGTATAAAACAATAGAATTATGGAATCCTGTATCTAGTATTGTATTTACATCGAATATGTTACCTATATATCAATCTGTGACAGCACCATTACAAGTTTATATCGATGGTAATTTATCTAATAATAATACATCTTATCACTTTTTAAATATTATGACAGATTTTATAGGAAATGATTTAATCTTTACACCATTTGTAGAATATGCACCAGGTATATA